AGCAGTGGTATCAACGCAGAGTACTTCCTAGGGATTAGCCGCTCCCGGCTACGGTGTAGCCGGGAGTTGCTTCTTGGGCTTCTAGTTGTGCATTAACGTCTTCCCCGCCCTAAAGGGCGGGGATTTCCTCTACAGGTGGGCGACGTTCCGCCCCGACAAAGAGAATGTTTTGGCGATTATGCACTTCACAATACTAGCAGTTTAAGGGGATAGTCAAGCCACATCGTAAAAATGGGCCTATTTGGCCTAACGTCGCTTTTTTACCGCCGACTTGGACTTCGCCTTAGCCGCCTTCTTTGACTTGGGCTTTACTTGAAGAACCTGACCCATAATCCGGTCAAAATCCTTGGCGCTCATTCGTAGTTCGTCGGCAGGTTTTTGCTTGGTAGCGTTCACCGATACACGTCCTTCCGATGGTCAATATCCAAGATCACGATGATGACACCGCGAACAGAGTATAGGATTCGGTAGTCGCCTTGTCGCGCCCGGTAAACTGGATATTCACCGTCCATGACGCCATGCAGCTTCTTCGATCCTGGCGGAGTTGGGTTTTCCGCTAAGGCTTCGATACGCCGCTTTATCTGGCCGCGAATCTTTACCGGCACCGTTGTCTCAAGAAACTTAAGCGCAGCCTCGGTGTATGCAAATCCGTAAAGCGAGGCCATCGCGTTACGACTTTATTCGCTCCGTTTTTATATGCGACAAACGCGATTGAAGCTCCTTTCCTTGAATTAGGCTGTCAGGGCTTGCACCGATCTCCGCAAGACGCTGCTTTGCTACCAGCACATCCTCTTCATCCTCATATAATTGCGAAGAAAAATTCTGGCTCTGAATATATTGCTTAATCCAGTCCCAATCCGGCATTCCGTCCGCCTTCGCGGGTAATCGTATCTCTGACTCATTCATACGATCTAGATTCCACTTGCGGCCGTAATTGAAACGATACTTCTCCCGTCGAATGATGGTGCATAGAAAAAGGGCGGTGGCTGGATCAAGTTCAAATCTCGGATAAAGAACATTCACATCATCTGAGGCCAAAAACGGCTCTGGCTGATAGAAGGCTTCCGCCACGCTGCCATTATAGTTCACAGTGATGACGTTGGCGGGGTGCTCTGGCGGCAAGCTAATTGTTTGCCTTATCCCGTTGTTGGATTCGATTGCGGAAATAAAAGGTGTCGTACCAGGATGCATATTCGCCTTGGTTACGCGCCTTCCTTTTTGAATGTCGAATAGCTCGGACAGTCGAAACTTCTTCCAAGATGCGGTTTTGAGTATGCCGCCGCCAAGATGGGACTTTGGCTCGGCGTATCTCGCTTCCAGTTGCGTGATGTCTCGATTATTGAGCCATGCCGGGAACTCGGAACGATCAGGGACAGGCAACGTGCGCAGCGTTCTGTTGGCTTCTCGCCCAAATGCCGAATAGCGAAATCGGTTGTGACGAATGCATAGACAGACGTAGAAAGCTTCTCCGAAAATGACATTGGGTCCTTTGCGAGTAAGGACGGCTACGTTCTGTCCGGTGTAGAACTCGCTCCATGGCTGAACGAATGCGGATAAGCAGTTTAGAACCGCCAAGCGAAACAGTGATGAGACCGGCAGGCATAAGGTGGACGCACCTGCTACGGGCGCTACAATGGCGCTCACGCCGCAGTTTTGCGACGACCTGATTTACGAAATTGATCCCGCCTTCCGCCTTGTTCAGCAGCTCCATCTTATTCAGATCGAATTTGTTGCCGTATTCGACATCGAACAGTTGATTAAGCGGGACTGTCTTCATCGCTCCGTTCACCGTTCAACTCGTCGTCACGATCGCTGCTTCCGTGGTCAGTCTGAAGGATTCGGAAGGCAACGTATTTTTTGATCTCCGTGTCAAAGTCGTCTGCCGACAAAGTGCTGTAGTCGGTTTCCATATATGCTTCAGCGCACCACTCGTCTTCGGCTGTCACGCGACGAACGACGGATTCGCCCGGAACTATCTCGCGATTTCGGAACGTCTCAACCCAGCGGTCGCGGATCGCAGGCCATTTGCCGTGTAGATCAACGCGACCGAGATGCTTAGTCTTAACGTAGCCATCATCTTTCCAGTAGCCGAACCATGTCTTCTTATTGCTCGCTTCATGCGGAACTTTCGCGGTGAATACCATCAAGCATGTGATGACGCCAACTGGCGTAAACAACAAGTCTGGCAGCGACATAACGGCTTCGAGCGTATGGTTCTTAAGCAGTTCGCCGCGCGCCTTATGTGGCGAAATCGCGCAGTTCATCGGTACGACGGCAACGCCGATGCCACCCTTGCGCAGACAATCCAGCATGTGCCCCACGAAATAAAGTTCGTGTAGGTCTTCGTCGCCTTGCGAATACGGCGGATTGAGCAACCCAACGTCACAGCGGTGCTTTTTGATCGTTTCCGTGACCGCCTCATCAAAGCAAGATGATTGGTGAAGGTTCGCCTTTCCATCGCCTCGCAGCATCATATTGCTGGCCGCCAACGCGAACATATTTGGCTGCTGCTCAACGCCAATCAGGGCTTCCTTTTTTATGCGGTTCTTGTCTTTTTCTGTCACTGCCGACTTGAACATCTGATGCATAGCAGAGATTAGGAATCCTCCGGTGCCAGCACAGATGTCGAGAGCCTTGCTATCCTTGTTGACATTGGCGAGCAGCGCACACAGTTCGGTGACGTGGCGCGGCGTGAGAACGATGCCGAGAGCTTTCTTATCGCCTCCCGCGTATTTCAGAAATTCGCCGTAGAATTGGCCAACAACATCAAAGTCGTGGTAGACGCTGATAAAAGGGTCCACCTTTTCATTCAAGCGTCGGATTAATTCGTGCAGGACACCCTTCGGATATTTTTTATGCCGCTTGGCGATCTCGGGATGGCTTGCGATGTTTGAATATGGAAGTGCGATTGTTTCCCGTTTTGAATTTGGAATGTCCGCCTTTCTCAATTCGGATTTGATGACGCGCAGCCATTCGTCGGGCAAGTCCTTGACGGAGTAATCACCGAACGTTTTAGCAAAGGCGGCATTCCGTAATGCGATCAGCGATCCGCTCACAAACAGCGGCTTCTCACTCTCGCTTGCCTTCACGTCGTCTCGCATGAAGTCATGGAGTTCTCGCGAGAATGCCATCAGGTCTGTTAACCGGACCTGCTGCCCGGTCGTCGATTGAACGCCTGCTCGCTCCAAGTAGCCCAGCGGCAATTTGTCGGCTCGTAGTTGCCGTCCTTGTTCGGGTATCTGTCTATGGTCAGGTGATCGGCATAGCCGTTGGCTAACGCCCACTCTCGAAAGCGATGTACGGAGTGCCACTCATCGCACACGCGAATTCCGCGGCCGCCGTAGTATTTATAATTGGCGGTCCGCTGGTTTTCGCAGCGGTTCCTCATGCCAATCCATATTCTATAAATCCTTGTGCCCTCTAATCCGTGTGTCTTATTTGCGCGGCCTGTTGCGACAATGGCCTCGCGCCTCCGGCAGCCGCAGCTTTTGGTGTTTCCGCTTCTGACGCTTTCGATGCGAGCGATGATCTTCTTTCCGCAATCACACCGAAAACGCCATAGCGGCTTTCGGCCACGTCCTGCGTCGTGTCCAACAAAAGAGACAACGGTTAGCTTATTGAGCCGCTGTCCGGGAACGGTTTTTCGGGTATAGGGTCTGACAGCTTCGGTCATGGGGAACTCCATGGACTGAGGTTAGGCCCTCACGCGCGCATCAACGCGGTGGGGGCCGTTCGTTTATAGGGGCGATCGCCCATTCCAGCAACTACCAACCACAAGGCCTCGGCATCCCGCCGAGGCCTTTTCTTTTCCCAGGAGTATCGAATGACCGACGTCGTGATCCGGCTCGACAAATCGAAGCCATCTTCCGAGGTACGGGGCGAGCGCACGCCGAGCGACCCCCACTACCGCGTACATTTCAATCAAGGCCGCAAGTTCAACGGCAAGATGATCTTGCTGCCGTTCGACGTTGACGGCGTCCTTGTTCCGCCAGACCCGGAACACATGGAGCCCTATGCGGGGCTCGATACCGACGGCAAGCCCGTCATGCACAAACCGCTTTACGACAAGGACATGCTCGCGCTGCTCGATTACGTCCGGGCGAAAGCCGCGGGCGCTGCTGTTGCGACTGGTGCCGGCAATCCCATCGATGACAATGACGCCGAGGAAGACTCGGTGGAAGACGTCAATCTGATCGCATGGCTTAAAGGCGAGGCGCGTTACACGCCAACCGAGCGACGTGCGGCGGCCAAGAAGCGCTATCACATTCTCTACAAGGACGACGCGGAAATGGTCCGTGGCCTTGTGCTCGACGAACAGATCGTCCCGGAAGACCAAGTCGCGCCCGCTCTAGCGGGATATCTGAAGGCGAAGGTGGCGGCCTGACATCAAGGGCGCTGGTGAATAGCCGGCGCCTTTTCTCTTATGCGAGCTTGTCCCAATGGCGATGACGTATTCGAGTTTAACCGGAGCCAAAGGCACGCCAGGCGCGGTCGCGACGTGGAGTAATTATACAAAATTCGACATTCCGACAATTCGTCGATGAAGCTCAAGCGCTGATCTATTGCGCCATACGAACGCGCGAAATGACCGCGACCTACAATTTCAGCATGGGGATCGGTGGGGCCAATTTTCCGCTGCCGGCATATTTCCTGGACCCGATCGGCCGCATCAACTTTACGTCCTTCAATAGCCCGGCCCGGCATAAGGACGGCGCTTTCGTCCAGCGCAATAGGAACTACACAGAGCTCTCCGGCACGCTCGGCACCAATCCGTTCACGACCACAACCGGCTCGAACATCGTATCGGTCAATCTGGCCGGCAACGGCTTTAGCCAGGACTCGATCTTCAACACTAGCGGCGCGACGGCGTTCAACGGCGCGACCATCAACGGCACGTTCCCTGTCACAGCGATTACCGACGCCAACGATTTCACCATTGATATTACTTCGCTCGGCACAACGCCTACCGGCTCCGGTGCGGGCGGTGGCGCCGCGGTCAATTATCTTTGTGACAACCTGATCCAAGGTTTTCCCGACTGGTTCGGGATCTGGAACGAGACGGTCTATTTCGATACCGCGTTTACGCAGCAGACGCTTGGCGTGATGCAATATTACCGAAGCCTGCCGCTGCTGTCAGCGAGCAACGAAAGCAATTTCCTCACCAATCGCTATCCGCAACTGATGCGCACCTCATGCCAGGCTGCGGCGGCGGATTTTATGAAAGACAACGTCGAATACCAGAAATGCGTTCAACGCCTGCAGGGCCTCGTTCAACAGATCAGCATCGAGAACGACGGCTACATGCGCGGCATGGAAATCGACACCTATACACCGTGAAGGTAGCAGGCAATGACCGCAGACACCTATAGTTCCATCCTCGGCTTTCTACAGATGGGCACAGGTAACGACGTCAACACATGGGGACAGAATTGCAATGATGCCGTCTTTGCCGTGTTCGAGAACGCCATCGCCGGGATTCTCGACGTCACTGTGTCGACACCAACCGGCGGCCTCGATCTAACGGAGAACGCGCCGCCAAACGGCGCGAGTGCTGCTGCCTATGCCGGGTTTAATTTTACCGGCACGCTGACGAGCCTTCAAACGGTATCGCTGCCAAACCTGTCGAAGTTCTGGTTTATCCGCAACGCATCGACTGGCGCCTTTAACCTGACCATGGAGGTGCTGGGGCAGCCGGCAACAGTCATTCCGCAGAATTCCGCGTGGGGCATCGGAATGTGCGACGGCGCCAATAACTTTTACTATTACCCATTGCCAGGCACGAGCACGACCAGCGGGCGCCCGAGCGTCGCGCAGTGTCCAGCCGGAACGCCATGGTTCGACACCACATTGGGTATTCCGATCTGGTCGAATGGCACTGCTTGGGTGAACGCGGCCGGCGCAACGGTGTAAGCCGATGGCGGACTTAACCCCAATTCCCATTGTCGTGCCGCCCGGCGTCATCGTGACGGACTCGCCGCGCGCCGCAGCGGGACGCTGGATCGGCTGCGACAAAACCCGTTTCGTCAACGGCAAGCCGCAGAAGGTCGGTGGCAACGTCCGAATAACTACCACAGCCACGAACGGCACCCCGCGTGCCGTGCATTGCTGGCAGGACTACATTCAAAATCGCTATGCGGCGGCCGGCACCTACAGCAACCTGTATGCCTTTGATTCCGGATTTAATCTCACCGACATTACGCCGGAGACGACATCAGGAACCTTACCCTACGGCGGTCTTCTGACCACAAGCGGTCTGGTGGGAGGCAGCGGCTATACGAACGGCACCTTTACCAATGTGTCGATCGGTTGTGAAGAAGAGTTTGAACCTGGCTCAGTCAACGGCGCTGCTACCATTGTGGTGTCAGGGGGGGCCGTTACCAGCCTCACGGTTACAGCGCCCGGCGAGTTCTTTGTGGTTGGGCGATCCGTCACTCTGCCGATAAGTTGGGGCGGTGGCACCGGATTCGATAGCAAGGTTGCTACCATCGGTCCGTTCAGCACGACCAACAGCTCAAACATTGTCACTGTGGCGTGGAATGTGCTGGACCTCGCAACGCAGCCCGTGGTCGGGCAGCCCGTCGTTTTCAGCGGAGCCGTGACTTTCAACAATGTTGAGATGAATGGTGAGTTTACGGTCGCCAGCATCGTCGACGACATTCATTTCACGGTGATCGCCAATACCACGGCCAATGCCACCGGCGCCGGCGGCGGAAACAACAGCAGCTTCGTCTTTCTCATTCCCGCTGGCGTCGATGCTGGCACCTCCGGCATCGGCTGGGGGCGTGGCGGCTGGGGCAGCCTTGGATGGGGTGCGCCGCCGTCCGATCCAAACATTACCGGCGTCGAACCGCGCGTGTGGTCGCTCGATCATTTTGGCGATGTGCTGCTCGCCACTTATAACGGCGGCACACTCTATTCATTCGATCCAACGCAGGCCGAACCTTGGCCGCGCGCAGTGACCACCTTTGGTGGCTACGCCATGGGCGCGCCGACTGATTTCCGGGCCATGGTGGTGACGCCGGAACGCTTTGTGTTCGCACTGTGCGACGAAATGGTGGTCAATGTTTCCAGCCAGGGCGACCCGACCACCTGGACGATCGCTACTACCAACACCGCATTTGCCCGCACCATGCAGGGCGGCACGAAGCTAGTCAGCGGGCGCGTGCTCGCACCGTTCCTCACGCTCATTTGGAGCGATAGCTGCTGCTTCTTATTCCAATATACCGGCAGCCAATTCGTCTATAATTCGAGCTTGGTCGGCAACGATTGCGGGTTGATCGCGCCAGGAGCCGCGGTCACTGTCGCTGGTGTTGCGTACTGGATGGGGGCGGATAATTTCTACGTTTATAATGGGACGGTTTCGCCGGCGCCGCTCGTAAATGAAATCCGCAAATACGTGTTCGACGGCATAGACACAGATTACGTCTATCAGTCGCACGCGGTCTTTGTCGCGAAATATAACGAAATCTGGTTCTTCTACACCACCAAAGGCAACGTCAACCCGAGCGCATACGTCATCTTCCACATCAACGACCAATGCTGGTCGGTGGGGACGGGATTGTTCTATTCCAGCGCAGGGGTCACGGCCGGTCGCGGTTGCGGAGCGCATTTCACGCAAGGCGACACGTCGCCGGTCATGGGTGCCACCGACGGCTATTTCTACAACCATGACCCACTCGGCGGCATTTACGACGACAACGGGCAACCGCTAACGTGGTCCTTGCAGCTCGCGCCCTATGCGATGAGCAACGCCCTCGTCAACCTCGACATCGAGGGCATTGAATTAGACTTCTTCGAGCAAAGCGGAAACATCACGGCGACGGTCAATACTTATGACCGCATGACCGATATCGCGCCGATGGACACCGACACCGAAATCGTCCCCGACGTCTCCGCTGGCATTACGGATTTTAGGGTGTCCGGCCGCTACATCAGCCTGTCGATGAGTTCGAGCGATCTCGGCAATTACATGCGCATGGGTCGCCCTGTCGCGCAGGGACGCGCCACGGCCACGCGCCGGTAAGGGATAACTATCATGGGCCCCGTTACGATCAACCCGAACAATCCAGCCGCAGCGCTGGTGACAATACAGACTGCGAGCCACCAGAACGACCCGGTAGAGATCGCGCAGAATTTCTCGATCAGCGGTACGTTCTCGCCAACCTACGCGCTCAATCTGACGTCTCCGACTGCGGCCAATATCGCCGCTGTCCTGGCGACTCTCATTACCGCCTTGCAAAAGGGCGGCATCGACCGGACGACATAATGCAAGACAGAAGCGTGATCTGCAGCGTTCAATCTGGTGGCATCATCAGTGAAGGCGCCCAGCATCCTATTGCCGATACGACGTTGCCAAAGCCCCCAAGCGAGCGCGAGCCGCTCATTATCCGCTACGCCAAGACAGACGACGACGTGATCGCTATTCATCGTTTCTTGTGCGTCGTCATGGGCCCGCAGCTGCCTGGGGTGATCGAACACCGAGATAGCGCGAACGAGATATGGCGCGTGGTCAACCATGACATTGCATGGATGGCAATTCGTGGCGGCATGCTGGTTGGAACGCTTGGCGTCGTGAACCCGCGTTTTTGGTGGAACAGCAAGATCGGCTTTCTGGCAAACCGTTGGCTTGGCGTACTCCCGGCCTCTCAATGCCTGCGGCCTTTGCTTCGTGAAGGCATCGCGGTCGCAAAACAATCAGACCTTGAATTACACATTTACGACGAGCGCCGTGGGCGCCTTATCATCTTCAACAAAAGCAAACGACGAGGCTAATCATGTGCTTCGGTAATAGCACCACGACGTCGTCGACGTCTGGCAACGGTGCCAGCGAGACGACACCCAACAGCACCGCTGTCACAAACCTGACGAACGAAAACGCCAACGCCGTCGCCGCCCTACAGACCAACGGTTTTCAGCCAGACACCCAGCAGCAGGTCGCTACGCTCAGCCCGCAGCAGGTCGCGTCGCAGAATGCTGCAAATACTCTTGCAAACTCGACCGCCCAAGGCGGAACACTCAACGATCTTGCGATGGGCGCGGCCACGCCGATATCGACGAACGGCATTACGGCGAACAATGTTTCGTCGAATAGCATCGCCTCGAATATGTCGCCGTACATGAATGCTTACGTCGGGGATGCGTTGGCGCCGCAAGTCTCAAACCTCAACAATCAAGAAGCTCTCCAAAGCCAGTTGACGCAGGGACAAGCGACCTCGTCAGGTGCGTTCGGTGATCCACGCGCGACCATGTTGCAGCAGAACCAGAACGCGCAGAACAGTTTGCAAGAACAGGGCCTCGTCGGGAGTGCCTATACCAGCGCGTTTAATACCGCGATCGGCGCTGGCGCGCAGGACAGCGCCAATCAGCTTTCGGCATCGACCACCAATGCGAACAACAGCCTCACCGCAGCGCAAGACACGGCGGCCAACAGCCTCACCGCGCAACAGGATACGAATACCGATAAGCTCGCTGCCGCCAATTCCGTCGATAATATGCAGACCAACGCTGCCACATTGCAAAACACCATGGGCCAGCAATCTACCGCGCAGAATCAAGCGCAACTTAACGCCAACTACAACCAGTGGCTTTTGGCGCAGCAATATCCGCTTCAAGCCGCGCAACTCGCCAACCAGACCGAAGTGTCTGGCGCGGTCGGCGGCGGCACGTCCTCCCAGACTGCGTCAAATGGAACGACCACGGCGCCGGATAATTCAGGCTTCGCCATGCTCGGCTCCGTCGTCGGTGCCTTCCTAGCCGACGGCGGCAAAGCCAAGGGCGGTAAGCCCGTCGTGGTCGGTGAGCGCGGGCCGGAAGTGTTCATCCCACATACCGATGGCATCGTGATCCCCCACGAAATCTGGCAGGCCGCGCAGGAAAAGCGCGACGCAAAAATAAAGTCACAGGCACCATCGGGCCTTGCACGACAACTCGGCATCGCCGGTTAACGCGTAGTCGCAATTAAAGGAGTACGTGTCATCGGTTTTCTTGACCTGTTTGAAAATCCAGACATCATGTCATCGCTGCTCGGCATCGATATGAGCGGCGCGCAGACTGGCCTCGCGAAGTCGCCGTCGTTGCAGCCGCCGGCGCAGGCAGCGCCGCAGGCCGCTCCGCAAATGATCGACGCCGTTGGCTCGACCGCACCGCCGCAGACCGCCAGCGTCCCACTTCCGCAGCCCAACCCGAACGCGCCCAACGGCAACATTGCTGGCAACCCGGCGATGGCGCCGTCGCTGGCGATGAGTCCGGCTGGCGCGCCGCCCGCAGGCGGCATCGGCTCCGACTATGCGAGCTCAATGAACGGGCAGCCCCCCAGCCAGCCCTCGAACCCGTCATCAATGGCGATCGGCAATCCGGCCGGCGACTACACGCAAGGCATGAGTCCGCCCGTCCCCGGCATGCCGCCGAATATGTTTGGTGGTGGCGGCTCTGCCCAAGCCGCAACGGCGCCGGTGCTTGGCGCAACGCCGCCTCCGTCATTCGGCCCGAATGGCGTGCCGCTTCCGCAGCCGAATCCAAACGCGCCGAACGGCAACATTGCCGGCCAGTCTGCGGTGCCTCCTGGTGGGATTCCGCCAGGTGCGCCGGCGCCTCCATTTCAGTCCGCTCAGACTATCGGCCATGCGCCAATCCCAGTTGCGTCGCCGCCTCCGGGCCCAGGCGGTCAACTCATGGCGCAACCCGCGCCTAAGATGCCGGTACAAACCACGGCCGCGCCTATTGCAGGTTCGCCCGGTGGCGGAAACTCTTTCGTCGCGGACGGCCTCGCAAAGGCGTTCGGGCTCAATCCAAACTCCGTGCAGCAAGCGCTCGCTGGTATCGGCAGGGGAATGACCGCGGCTGGCAATGCGCCGCGCGGGACACCGGCCGGCCAAATGTTCGCGCGCGGCTTGGGCGGCGCTGCTACGGGCACTTACGATGCCGGGCAGCAGTCGCAGAATCAGGCGATGGCTCAGAACGCCGCCACGGCAAAACAAGCCATGGATTTGGCGCAGATGCAGGAAATGAAACAGAGGGGCGGTCTCATCGAATCACAAACCGGCATCAACCAATCTTCGCAACGTAGCATCGATGCCGGGCAGGGACGCTATGGCGTTGGCGGTTCTAATGCGCCGAGCAACAATCCGTACAATCGCTATCTGCGAGCATCCGATCAGATTCGCAAACAAGAGGCGGACCTGCGCGCTAATTACACCAAGCAGGGCATGGCGCCGGATGACGTCGAAACGCGCGTAGCCAAAGACATGGCTACATACAAACAGCAAATTTATCGCGGCGCTGGCCTCGATCCAAACCAGGCGGACAAGATCGCACAGACCGGCATCGAGCCGCCGCAGACGCCGGACGGTAAAGCGAATCCGAACTTCCAGCCGTTCGATGTGCGCAAGATGCCGGGCGGCTTGAATGAGTTCAATCAGACCGTTCCGGTTGGCCGTTACTATCTCGACCAGAACGGCAAGCCACAACTACGCCAGCTTGGCCCAGGGCAAGACTACGTCGACAAAGCAACCGGGAAGACCATGACGTTGCCACCGCTCCCCGGCGCGCAGCAGCAACAGCAGGTGCCACAGCAGCAATACCAACCAAACCCTTACATGACGAATACGCCTCATCAATTCGCCGCTGCAGTAAGGCATCAAGTCATGAGCCTGGCGGATCAACTCGGCGTCTCCCCTCCGCAGGCACCAGATCCGCAGCCTGTTGACCCGCAGCCTGTTGACCCGCAGGCGGTCGTTACAGGGCAGATCGCCAATCAAATGCCGGACCTTGTCCAGAACGGACAAGTCGATCCGCAGCAGGTGATGACTCGATTGCTCCGCAAGGGCATGACGCCGGCGCAGCAAGCGCTGGTGCAGCAGCTTCAACAAGACAAACAGACGGCGGCAGGCAACAAGCCGCCTGTGCCGCCAACGGATTACAGCCAGTTCGGTCAGAGCCAAGAAGATATCGACGCGCAGCCGAAGGTTGATTACAGCCAGTTCGGTGCACCGGCAGATCAGGCGGCGCCGGCCGGCGCGGTTATGACGGGCCTCGAATCGGCGGCGCAGGCGCCGCTCGAGATGGCCGGCAGTGCGCTAAAATACGTCGGTCGATCGACTATGCCGGGACAGGACATCCCGTCCTATGTTCCGCCAGGAATGCAGTCGGGCGAGGAAGCGCAGGCGGCCGAGGGGCCGGCGACAGAACAAAATAGCGCATTGCTTCGTGGCGGCGCGGCTGTCCAGCAACTCGGGAAAGACGTAGGGCCCACCGACGCATCAAAACAGGCTCACCCAATAGCGGCTGCCATTGGCAGTGGCGTCGGCGGCGTCGCTCCGCTTCTTGCCCTGGGCGCGGTTGATGCGCCAGCCTCCATTGCCGCTGGCATGGCAATGTTCGGCGCGTCGAGCGCGAACGATACTTACGAGGCCGCTAAGGCTAAGGGCGCTGACGAGGTCACGGCTCAAGGCGCTGGTGCGCTTAGTGGAGCGGCAAACGCCGCCCTCATGGGACCGCTGCTCGGCGTCGTGCTCAACCCGATCCAGAAATTCATGCCGCAGGCGGCGGGATGGGCCGTGCGCACGCTCGCCCAAGCAGCGCAGAACAGCATCACCTTCGGTGCTGTAGGCGAAGCGCAAGCGTTCCTGGGGGCGCAGATCGCGAAGCTCTACGACAGTAGCGCCGGCTACGACCTGCCGTTTACGACCAAGCAAGCGACTGAGCGCTTGATTGGCGAGCTCGGCGCTGGCGCGCTGCTCGGCGGCATACATGGCGCATTGAGCGGGCGCCCGGCGGCCGATACGCCACCAGACCTCCCTCCGCCGCCGCCGCCAGACCAAGGCAGGCTGCCGCCGCCTCCGACGCCGGATGGCGGACCGCCGCCGCCCCCGGACGGCGGACCGCCTCCGACGCCAGACCAAGGCACGCCGCCGCCTCCATTCGAGACGGCGATGCGCCCTGACCGGCGCAGCAACCTAAATGACATAGCGGCTGACACCGCGCGGCAGTTCGGCGATCAGTACAGCGCGGCCGATATCGCCTCATGGTCCGACGACCTAGTCAAGGCGTACCTCGCGACGCGGGCGAGCGATTACAACAATGCCGCCCCAAGCGGCCCGGCTCCCGGCACCGTCGACAATCCGATCAACCTGCAGACCCAGCAAGACTTGGCGCATGCGGTAGCGCGGGCTGATACGACCTCCACTCCCGCACAAGGCGAAGCCAATAACGCGCAACGTGTCCACGCGGTCGTGGAACGACATACCGATCACTTTAGAAACCGCCGGACCAACTAATGTCCGCCGCGGTATCGACGACAATGGCGCACCCTGGGAACAACCCATGGGTGCGCCCTCTGGCTATTTTAAGGGGACTGTGGGCGCCGACGGCGATCACGTCGATGTCTCGGTTGGTCCCAACCTAGCTTCAAAACAGGTCTACGTTATTGACGAGACCGACAAGGCTACCGGGGATTGGAAGCAGCACAAGGTTTTCATCGGCTTCACAACTGTAGACGATGCGCTCGGTGCTTACACGCGAACCGCAGGCAAAAGCCGCTCTCAGGTTGGCGGCGTTCGCGGCATGTCTCCGAACGCTTTGAAGGCGTGGCTCAAGACCGGCGATATGAAGTCTCCACTTTCTGACACGATGAAGGCGAAGGCCAAGGTCAAGTCGGAAAGCATCCTGCCGGATGAACCTGCGGCCGGCGCTGACACACCGACCGCCGAGCCCGTTTCCGATATCCGCGCGCAAGTCGCGGACCTAGACAATCCAGCGCATCCTCGCGCCGCCGTGTGGCTTCCGGCATCGAGCGTCGATCACCTCAAGGCCACCAAACAACTGCACATGGTAGTTGGCGATCGGCCGGGCATCGCGGATTTCGATGGCAAAGGCGGCGTGTTGGTCGCGCGCGATCAGGCAACCGCAGAGCAAGCGGTCACCGCCAAGGATCAAGGCGTCCCGCTACAGAAAGTCATCGGCACGCTAACCGGCGCCGGCATCGGCAAGCCCACGCAGGGCCCGATCGCCGTCGTGCAGCAGCGTGACGCCGCAGGCAATGTGACGCGCGAGAGTGGCGTCAATCCAGCGCAAGCCGCTGCAACTAAACAACAATTCGCTGCACCCGGCCGCACAGTCCACGTTCTGCCGATTGCCGATGCGCTCACCCGTCGCGCGCTGAAGGTCGCCGGTGACCGGCATACGTTAGGCGATGAGGCCGATCCAGGTCCGCTCCATACCGCGGCGGTCGAGCGAGCGTTAAAAGCGTCTGGTGTCGATCCGGCTCAAATGCGCCCGGCTGATATCGCGCGCGCCGCTGAAATAGTTGCGCATGAAGGTGCACCGCCCGATCAGGCGTTCCCGGTCGCTGTGTTGCGCGGCTTGGTCGACGACGGACACATCACACCAGAACAGGTTAAGGAGGCCGTCGGCAATGACATGGCCCACGAAATTATGGAATCCGGCGGCGGGGATGAACGCGAAGCACGCGCTCAGCCACGCGGCGCCGGCGCTGGTGGGAAGGTTGCCACGGCAGAGAATTCCGTCAGTCAAAGCGGCAATGCACGTCGGGGCGAAATTCCCGTCGATCAAGGCGGCGCACATCGGGGCGAAACTGCCAAACCTGTTCTCGGCAAAGAGCCCGCTGGCGCCGAAGCCAATGGGCGCGCTGGTCAAGCCGGCGCAGCCATCCGTCCCGAGAATGGGAGGCCTGCCGACAACGCCAATGGCGGGGAGCGCAATGCCGTCGATGAACATGGGGGGAATAAGCGCGGCGCCGCCGAGCGTACTGAGCCGGCCAATACTGAACACGGCGCTGCCGAAACTGCCGCCAATTCCGTAAAGAAGCCGAAGACGTCTGCGAAGCCAATCTCCCTACTGGAATTTATCGCTGGCGAAGGCGGATTAAAACCATCTCCTGAACTTGCGGGTGCTGGGCTGAATTACAAATCGCGCGTGATCGTTCCACGCATGGGCTTCCGCAATCTTATTAGCCGCAAAAACGGCATGACCCCAGATAAGCTAATCGAGAAGCTTCGCGAAAACGGGTACATTGAGCGCGCCAATCCGAACGCACCGGACGATATCTCCGTTTACAGGCACGTCCACGAGCTAATTGACGAGGAACTCAGGGGCCGCAAATCCTATCCGTTGGGGTCGACGCCGCCTGATGCACATGATGTAGCCGAGGCCAATGCGGCGCGTGAAGAGACGTTGGATGAAAAGCGCACCGAGTTTCACAAAGCATTGAAAACCGCCAAACTTCCGCTAACATCCGTCTCACCGGAGCTTGAGCAGGCGACCGTCGAACTGATGGCCGATCATGACTTCGAGCACCCACTCGACGCCATGGAAGCCGCAGCAATGCAGCTTGACCGCGACCATGACGATATTACCGACGCGGAAATGAGAAATGACCTTGGGGTAGGAGAAGAGGCGTTCCATGCTCTTGACAAGCTCGCAACACCGGGGAGCAGCGAAGCTGCTGCGCCAGAAGGCGACGGCGCTCCCGCACGCCCAGTCGCACGCGGCGATGAGGATGAGGCGCAGCGCGGGGGCGCACATGGCGTTGGCGGCAGCGCAGGACAGCGACCCGAGCCTAGCGCCCCAAGATCAGAGCCAGAGCGACGGCAGCCCGAGCCAATTGCCAGCGCAGAGCCAAGGCCAGAGCGAGAACCCATCGGCGACCAGCAGCTTGCCGAACGTGAGCGACAGCCCGAGCCTGAGCCAAGAGTAGAGCCGGTCGCTCCGACCCTCGAAAAAACTGAAGCCGGACAGCAGACCGTCCTTCCTGGCACCGAGCGTATTTCCGAAAGCGAACTCGCCAAGCGCAAGGCGAACGAACCTCTCAAGCCTAAGGTCGCTCAGAAGACAGCGGATGAAGGTCTGTTTGGGGACGAGAATAAGCAGACCGATCTCGTAGAGGCGGTAGCAAACGCCGAGAAAACTGAAAAGGCGACGGCGGCTGATCGCTCCGCGCCAGTCTCGCCTGAAGCGCTGCAGACCACGCTGGCGAAGGAACTGGGGCCTGATTGGAAACGGTCATACGTTTCTGACGACGGCAAGCGCATCTTCCTTGTTCACAAGGATGCACCAAAATCGAGGTTGTCGAGCGGCATTCAGAATGAGCTTGGGGAACTCCGCGATGCCATCGCTGGAATAAAGCGCGCCAACAAGCCGGAGAAGCCTGCCGCGCAGCCGAAGGAAAAAATCGAGGACTTCGGCGAGAAGATCGGTGGCGCTCGCAAGGATACCGCCGAACCGTCTGGTACGCGGCCGACTGTGGAAAAGCCGACCGACGAACCAGAAGGAAAAGAACGCGAAGCAATCGATGGCGCGTTTGACAAGCTATTCTCAACGCTAAAGACCGAGGACAAGCCAGGGTCGATAGGATTCGCCGAGGAGAGCCCGTTCAATGCAGAACAAACATATCGTGATGATCGAGAGCCGCCGCCCTTCGGCAACTGGAGATGTGGGAGCGTCATTTGGCGAGGAACGCCTGCGAACAATACATTGGCAAAACCAGAACTGATCGCAAGGGCCCGCTCAATGATAGCAGAAGCAGGCCGAACAGGCGAAGACGGCGAGCCGCCATCTGGCTTCGAGCAGCCGCGAAACATTGCAGCCGAACAAGGCGTAGGCTCATCGCTCGCTGAGAGCGAACCGCCTTTCAAAGCACCCCCATTCTATTCCGCCGTCTCGCGCGCGATCGACGCCGCGACGCAAAGCAAAGCCGCACCAAATCAGTGGATCGGGATGCTTCGCAACTCTCCGGGCGTTAAGCCGGAGGAACTCCAATGGCTAGGGCTTGATGACTGGCTGCGCGAGCACAAGGGGCCGGTCACAAAGCAAGAGATTTCCGACTACGTCCGGGCGAACCAGATCGAGGTGAAGGACGTTGCGAAGGGCGGCCCATCTGGCGCAACCACAAATGAACAAGTCGCTCTCGAAATGGCGGTTGATAAGGCCGCGCGAGACGGACACATATCAGACGACGAAGCGACCAAGCTGCTTTATGGCACCCTAGACGGGGACGCCGCATCTATTGGTGGATTAGAGGGACTTGGAATTGACGAGCGCCTGATTACACCGTTCCGCGATCGCGGTCGCGCGCCGACCAAATTCGGCTCCTATCAACTCCCCGGCGGGGAGAACTACCGCGAGCTGCTGCTGACGCTGCCTCCGCGCGAAGGTACAACAATCGCGCCGCCTGAGCCGGTAACTACGCTCCCGGAAGGGTACCACGTAACCCACGATCAAGGCGTTGGATATGGCGTGACGCCTCCCGGTCAAATCCACGCGCGGCCAATGAACGGACTGCACGCTACGGCAGACGAGGCAATTAATGATGCTTTAGACCACATAAATCAAATTAACATGGCGAACTATAGAGATAAAGTTCACCAAGCTTCAACCGCACACAATTTCACTGCCTCCCACTGGGGCGAGCCCAACGTCCTCGCGCATATCCGCTTCAACGACCGCACCATCGACGGCAAGAAGACGCTATTCCTTGAAGAGGTACAAAGCGATTGGCATCAGAAGGGGAAGCGGCAGGGATACAAAGGTGCCGGCCGCAGTGTTACAGACATCGATAGCGACATTGATGCTGTTACCGCGAATGCGCGCGCCACCAGACCACATCTTGAGCATGATGATGCTACCGCTGCCGATTGGCAACACTATTGGGATGCTCACCCGCAAGAGAAGGCGCGGTATGACGAACTATATCGAGAGCGAGGTGGGCGACAGGACGCCGTCCCCGACGCGCCCTTCAAAACCACCTGGCCCGAGCTAGCGCTCAAACGCATGATCCGCTACGCGGCCGAGAACGGCTACGACAAGGTTGCATGGACGCCTGGCGATGTGCAGGCGGCAAGGTATGATCTGAGCAAGCACGTCGATCGCCTCGGCTATACGAAACTCGCTGACGGCAAATATAATCTGTCCGCCGATAAAGGCAGCAATACCGTTTTTCACGAGGATGGCATCACCATTGATCGCATTGGCGAACTCGTCGGAAAAGATATTGCGAAAAAGATTGAGGGCGGCGAGGGCAAAGTCTATGACCGTTACAATGGACAAGAAACGGCAGAGTTGACCGGCCTCGACCTCAAAGTCGGCGGCGAAGGAATGGCCGGTTTCTACGACAAGATACTGCCTGCTGCCGCGAATAAGCTTGGCAAGAAATACGGGGCGAAGGTTGGGCAGTCGGAATTGACGACCAACAAGCCTGCCTATTCAGTTGTCGATGTAGGCGACGGCACTTTTTACGTTGGACACGGTGGCGTCCCGGTAGAGGGAGTTCGCAACTTCCGATCTGATGCGGCAGCGCAGAAGTGGATTGATGCGAAAACGCCAAAGCAAGCAGCGGCCGTCCACTCCCTCGACATTACCCCTGAGCTTCGCAAGGCCGCAGTCGAACAAGGCTTCCCGCTCTTTGAAAGCCCACAAGGCTGGACCAAAGCCGAAACAGGACTAGCCCCGCAGGACGAGCCGCGCATACCGTTGCCGGCGCCGGGCGAAACCTTCAACGATCTCGGGCCCTTCCGCTTCCGCTCCGACCTGCCCGTAGGCCAGCAAGCGCAATCCTATGTGCTCGATCGCGGACGGGCGAGTGGCGTCGAGCATATCCTCGCCGTCAACGACAAGGGCGAAGCGCTGCTCCATGGCTCCGGCACTGCGAACCATACCGGCCTGTCGCAGCGCCTAACCGATCTGTTGCATGATCCGCGCGCGAACATGGTGATCCACCACAATCACCCGAGCGATAGCGGGCTGAGCGCGCAAGACCTTTCGCACCTAGCAATGCCTGGTGTCGCCTCGATCTGGGCGCATGGGCATGACGGCAATATCTCGCAAGCCAGCATGACCCCAAAGGGCCGCGCGGCGCTCGCCAAGTTCAATTCAACGCCGACGCAGGTACGGACGTCGCTCTACCGGATATTCAACTCAATCGGCAATGTGGTGATGGCACCACTGCAACACGCCATCGACGCCGGCGCCATCGACAAAGCGCGCGCCACGCAGGTCTATTCCTACATCGTCGGCAACGTCCTGCATCGTTCCGGCCTCATCGACTACCGCGCCAATGACGAAGCGTTTGGCCGCGATATCAAACGCCTTAACCTTGAACCATATATAGACAAAGCGGCGCGCACCGCCGCGGGAGTGTTCTTCCATGAACCAGGAAGCGTCCAAGGCTACGGCGCTGATAGACGACCCGAGCCCCTTCGACACGTTGGCGACCTGGGAGCAACACTTGGCGATGTTGCGCCGTATGCCGGCCAATACAGCGCTGCGCCACGAAATGATCTCGCACGCCGAGCAAACGATCAACCGCAAGCGTCAGCGACACCTCAACTAGCCTCTGCGCTTGCAGAGAGCTCCCCCGGATTCGGCGGCGGCGGAAAGAAGCCGCCGGGGACCGGGCGCCCAGGCCTTACCCCTGACGATCCGCAGCATCCGGCATCGTGGAGTATTCGCCGCAAGATAGTCGATGCGCTTGGCTCCGAGTTTACGCTTGCCGCCAAAGAGAAGCTGCAGGACTACAACGCCCGCGTCGAGAAGATGCAGAAAGAGGGCGAGCGCTTGCAGAACATGGTGGAGGCGCGCGCCCACGGATGGGTGTCAGACAATGCCGAACAGTCGCTCCCTGACAATCAGCAATTCTACACCTTGAAGCGGCTGTTCCCTGGCAAGCGCGATAACGTGCGAAGGGGCTTCTACACTCAGCAGTTTTTGCCGTTGCGCGACTTGATCCGAAAATCCGGCATGACCAAAGAGGAAGCGGGCGACTATCTCTATTACAAGCACGCGCCAGAGCGAAACATGAATGTCGGGCAACTCTACCCGAACAAGACCTTTTCACACGGTCCTGGTGATCCCATTAGCGGACGCCTGAAGCCGGCTCATCCGTTCAACGAGGCAATGCGCAACGATACCGTTGTCGGCGCGTCCGGCATGTCCACGAAGGAGGCGCGCGAAGGCGCAGCGCGCATGGAGAAGGGCCCGAACGGCGCTGCGTTCAAGGAGCTCGGGCGCCGTGCCGCGGCAATACGCCAATTTATTCATGGGCAATATCTGCGTGGCAGGTTAGAAAGCAGCAAGACAATTGCTGAATGGAACCGGACGAGCCCCAATTATGTTCCGCTGCGTGGATGGGAAGATCCGGCTGACGCAAAGCCATTTGCCACTCAATTCAGCGGCCGCGGCGGCGGCGATATCCGAGGTTCCGAATCAATGCGGGCGTTGGGGCGCCGCACAAAGGCCGACAACCCGCTCGTCGCATTGATCGATCAGGCCTATCGCTCCGTCGATCGGGCGGAAAAGAACCTGGCATTCATCGGCATGGGCCGCATGCTGCAAGCGGTCGGACCGGATGGCCGCAAGGAAATGGGCGTTACGTTCGAGCACGGACGTCCTAAGCGCGTGATCGATCCAGGGACCGGGTTAGTCAAGACGATCGACGATAACTTTGATGCCATGCGAGACAATGCCGTCCACTTCAAATTGGATGGCAATGATCGCTATGCCGTTTTCGATGATCTTAAATTAGCCAAAGCGATCAAACGATGGTCGCCATGGTCTGTGGGGCCAATCGATTTGGCAAACAGGCTGATGGGCAAGTGGAAGAGTGCGCTGACGCATTACAATCCATTGTTCATGCCAAGGCACATGGCGCGATATTACGTCGAGGGCCTCGCGAATGCCTTTGAGCAAATGGAGCACGGCTCTTTCAGCCCGATGAAATACGCGATAGACGCCTTCCCGCTAGTGGGACCGGCCACGCGCGCTATCATCGCACGCGAGCGCGGCAAGGATGCGGGCGAACTCGGACGCCATTGGGACGAAATGAAAGCCGGCGGCGGTGCAAGCTCGCTCTTTTCGATGCGAGATTATGACGAGTTGCTCACGCGCCTGAGTAAAGAAGCGAAAGCCATCGGCCGCAAGGCCTATGATCCCCGCGAGATCATGTCAGCCGTTACCGAGGGGGTCGATAAGTTCACCTCTATTATTGATAACTCGACGCGCCTCGCCGCCTTTAGCCAAGCGCGCAAGAGCGGCAAAACGATACAGCAGTCATCACTCATCGCCAAGGAAGCCACTGTCGATTACAACTTGAAGGGCGATTGGGCGAAGGTGCTCGGCACCTGGGAGCCGTTTCAAAACGTCGCCACGCAAACGGGTTACCGCGCTGGCTCGGCGGCGGCGCGATCGCACATCATGCGCAAGATATGGCTTGCTACGGCTGCGGCTGGCTTTATGGCCGGCGTATGGAATTATTATTTTGCCGGCAACGACGAGCACGGCGTCCCATACTTCGACAAAATACCGGAATGGACGAAGAGCAAGGAACTGGCACTTTATCTCGGCCTCTCCGATTCAAAAGGACGTCCGCAACCGATCAATTGGCCGATGCCGTTTAATTACGCCTTCGGGACGACTTTAGGATACGGGCTTGCGAGCCTGTTTTTCAATCCGCATAGCTGGCCGAAGCAAGCCGCTATGGTGTTCAAGTCGTTTTTGTCGTCGTTCTCGCAAATTGGCGAAGACGGGCTCTCCTGGCATAATTTGATGCCGGTCCTGCTCAGACCGTTCATGGACATTGGATTGAACAAGTCTTGGACCGGCGGCATGATCCACACGCAGCCCGATTGGCAGCATACAACGAATTCTCGATCCGGCTTCAAGTTCACCGATCCAATTTGGAAGGACGTTGCTCAGTTCCTCAATAGCCACTCTGGCGGCAACGGCAATCGCTCCGGTCTGCTTGATTTCTACCCCGAGGATCTTGAGTACATTATGAAGTCGTACCTTGGCGGACAACAGCGTGTGGTGTCAGACATAGCTGCGGTCTCCGGTGCCATAAAGGCCGGAACCCCCGTGCCGCTCACTAAAGTTCCGATCGGTAGCATTTTCTACGGCACCGATTACGACAAGGCAGACCAGGCCGCGGCCCGCGAGCGCGCGAAGGCTGCCAAGCGATCCTGGGATCAACCGTTCTTCAAATAAAATGACGAGGCCAATATGCCAAGCAACGCTCCACGCCGGGCATCGCCCACGCTTGTCTGGTTGATGGTCGTGTTGAGTGCCGCCGTATCTGTCATCTACCTATGTCAGTGGACACCATGAGCAACCCCCAACCGCAAGCCGCCCCGTCGTGGCTCGACACATACCTCATCGACGGCTGGCGCGACGCACATCGCTTTTGGAGCCTGCGCCTGCTCGCTCTTTCCATCTTGCTAACCGGCATTGAGTTTATCTTGCCGATCTTCATGGAAAACCCGCCGATACCGCGCGGACTATTTGCCGGGTTTGCCTTCCTCATCAGCATCGGTGCCGGCATTGCGCGGCTAGTGGCGCAGAAAGAGGTTGCGAGATGAGCAATCGCGCACCAGCAGGCGCAGTCGCGCTTACCGTGGGCTTTCTAGGCGTGTGGGAAGGCTGCGACCACGTCGCCCGCCATCAGGCCATCGATCCAGCAGGCATCATTACCTATTGCGAGGGCCTAACCAATTACGACGACAAAAACATTCGCCCTGGTCAGGTCTTCTCCGATGCCGATTGCGCGAGGCTCCTAGCCGGAGCTCTCCCGCGCTACATCGCAATGGTGAACCGACAGATCAAGATTGCGATGCCGCCGCATCGCTACACCGCAGTCCTGTCCTTCACCTATAACGAAGGTGAAGGTACGCTGCGGAAGTCGAGCATCCGTGCCGATATGAACGCCGGCCGCACGCCGCAAGCCTGCAATGACTTCCTTAAATACGACATGGCAAACCATAAGGTGCTTGTAGGCCTCGAGAACCGCCGCAAGGCGGAGCGCGGCTACTGCATCCGAGAGGACTGACCGTGCTCACCTGGAAGCTTATGCGAGAAGCCGCGATCCTCCGGCACCAATGGGTGCACGCGGTGTTTGAAGGCGGCGTTAGCTCCCGCTGGCCGGCGCACATGGCGGTCATTCGATCGTTCTACGGGTATTGAAAAGGACTGCACATGCTCACACTGAAACTCGCCTTCGCCGGCATCGGTCACCTGATTGGTGACTACAGCATCATGGTTATAATCGCCGGGCTGCTGATTGCCGCTGCAATCTTCTCGACTGCGATCCCGTACGTCGGGCCGTTTCTCACCAAATTCCGCGCCGACCTTCTGTGGTGCGCCGCCTTCATCATCGGTTGCCTGCTTTGGGGTGCGCACATTCAACACGACGATAACCTGCGGTGGGAGGCCAAAGCCGGTCTCATCGACAAGACCGTCCACAAGGCCACAACGAAGGCCGATCATGCGCCGGCATCGACCGGGCACAGCAGATGGGAGACAAATAAGTGAGCAAATACATAGCTCTTATTCTGGCGGGGTTGGCGCTGGGTGCCTGCGCTACGACGTCCGGGACGCTCACCAGTCTCGGGCCGGTATGCGAGGCGCTTGGACCGCCCCTCAAATACAATCCGAATAACACGGCGAGCACCTGGCACGCAGGCAAGAGCCTCGCCGTGGCTATCGATCGACGGGACAACGTCGGCTCCAACCTTCGCTGCCCTGCCTACAAGTAGGGCCAACAAACAATCACTCCCACGCAAGCGGGAGCAACCATGGAGTGCGGTTATGGCAGCCGGGAATGGCGTACAGCGATCGCTCGGACAGATCGAGGGGAAGCTCGATTCACTTATGAGCGTCGTCAACGAGCACACGCGGCGACAAGACGTGAGACTGGATTCCATCGATATCAAAATCGCCAACGTGGCGGACACAGCCAACAAACGGCTCACCAAAGTTGAAAACAAAGTCCATTGGTGGTCCGGCGCGGCCATGACCATCGGTGCCACTATCGGCGTTGTTTTTGACGGAGCGTGGGCCGCAATCCATAAATAACCGAAACTACCTCGTCGCCCCTACGATGGGCGCCGAGCTCCACATGGCAAACTCAACCCCACCACGGCTCACGCTGTGGTGGGGTTTTTTCGCGCAACGAATGCGATTGCAGCCCACTGCCATCTATCTACTGTGCTCATCGTTCCGGCTCCTATGCTGATCTTGGTGATTTGGGAATCGGCATCCAATGAGTCGGGTTAGTTCTAAGTGGCCTCCACGTTCCGCTATCGCGCCAAGTATTCTGACCTTTACGAGTGAGGCCGCGCCAGCCCCAAAATCCAATTACAACGATACTCTGTGGACAGGCAAGAAGGCGCACCTCTCCCGTCTTAGGAGAAGTAGAGATTGGTCGCCACCTCTTAGTGTTTGGCCAATCTTTCATGTATTTGTATTTAGGTCGCACTCGCTCTCCATTCTTCGACGTTAAACTTCAAGAACATCAGGCGAAGCCGCCACAGAACCCCGATCTCACGAAAGGGTCACTCTCATCCGAAGATGAGTAGCTGGTACCTACGGCGGCTTCCCAAATGCTCCTATCGTGCTTTGTTATCGCTGGCCGCAAGAATATCTCTCGCCTCGCGGCGATGAGCTACAATGTACTGAACCACTTGTCCGAGATCGGCTTCCCCGCTCGGACCGGCAGCCGCACGAATAGCCTGCTGTACAAGCTCGATATTGCCGTTGGCAATCGTCAGAATCTTCAAATAGTATTTCTTGGCGACGGTTCATTTTGCGGTCTTCTTCTCTAGCTCCCGCAAAGCCAATTCAGCGCCGCGTCTAAGCACATCAGATAATTTAGGTGCGTATTGACCTTTGCAAACGGCACGTAGTTTGACGAGCAGGTCTTTTGGCAGCTTGAAAGATATTGGTGTCTTTTCCATATTATCTGTAATACACGTATTGCATTCCGAGCGTAACGAGCTGTTCGCCAAAGGCGATCAGTATGTGTTCATCGGCATGGCCGGAACGCAAAAGGCGATCATCAGCTATCGCGTCGGCAAGCGCGATACTGACAACACTGCCGAGTTCATCCACGACTTACGCGAGCGCGTGGTCGGGTTGCCGGAGATTTCTACAGATGGTTTCCTGCCATACAAAAATGCGATCCGCGATGCGTTCGGCAATCGCATTGCTCACGGCACGATTACCAAAACCTATAGCGTAACAAACTTGGGCAAGCAGGCGGCAGTCCGCTATTCGCCTGCGCAGGTGGTAGCAGTAGCTCGTGACGTAGTAAGCGGCGTGCCGGTTGAGATTTCGACTAGCTATGTCGAGCGCCAAAATCTGACGCTACGCATGGGTTCGCGCCGCTTCACGCGACTAACTAACGGCTTCAGCAAAAATCTGGATTGCCACGTTGCCGCCGTGAGCCTGCACGTCGCGTTCTACAATTTGTGCCGTTCACATGAAGCACTGCGCACGACACCAGCCGTCTCTCTCGCCGTCACCAATCATGTATGGTCGATTGGCGAATTGATCGACGCTGCGCTGGCAACACAGTCGATCACGCCAGAGACAATCGCCCCGCAGCGGCGAAAGGCCTTCACGGTAATTGATGGCGGCAAAGTCTAAGCAACGTCGCCGATCTTCAATGCGTCATCGAGCAATTGACGAGGATTAAGCACTTGGCCCTTGCCTGCGCCGACCTTCGCAAGATCGCCCTCAATCGTGAAAGCGAATTGTGGTGCGAGGGGGTCGGGCCGCTTCGCTCGCTTGCGGGCGCCGCCGACCGATTTGTCTTTAGGCACGTTAAGTTGGATTGGCATTGGCAACTGCGGACGTTGTTTTGCAAACCATTGCGCCAGCGAGAAAACCTGCAATGCAGGAAAGTCGGTCGATCCGATCTTGTGGCGACCGTACATCGTCGCTTCTTTTTTCATCTCGTCGGTTATGCCGGAGCGGCAAAAGAACACGCCCATGTCGGCCTTCTCGCCTTCAAGAGTCGCACGAAACTCCCTGACCTTTGGCGCGCCGGAGGTCTTGCCGCCTTTCACTTGAACGAGAAGGCGACCTGGTTTTCCGGGGCCATTAAAGAACCACATCTCGCCATCAATGCCGCCATCGGCTCCCTTCTTGCCATCGTTCCAAAGCTGACAGCCAAGTTCTCCGACAGCCCATTGCTGAAAGCCGTAGGGATCGCGATCCGCCAATGCTTCGGCGCTGGCGAGATCAGCGGGTATTCCGTCAATCGGCACCGCCAATTGCGAGCCCATATTGGCCTTAAGACGACGCTCGACAAGGCGAACAGCGTAGTAAGAAACGTCAATTCCGATCCATTCGCGCCCCAATTCGGCAGCGGCCAGCATGGCTGTGCCGCACCCGCAAAATGGATCGAGAACAACGTCGCCAGGGTTGCTGGACGATTGGATAATTCGCCGCAGGAGTGCCATCGGCTTTTGCGTTGGGTATCCAACTGCCTCAGAACTTGGTGCGGGCTTAATGTCCTGCCAATCGTTCTGAAGTGACACGCCGGGCTGCTCATCGAGATAGCGTTTGAAGTTCGGCATCCCAGTGCCGGCGTAGGCAATTTGATCGTCCCGCTCCATCTTCTTCAAATTGTCTTGCGAGAACGCCCAGTAACGGCCCTTGTACGGGAGCGCGACGGAATATTCCCAGTTCGATTTGGGTTTCTTGTGTTCTTCGGTCAAATCTCCGACCCAAAGACCATCGGGAAGTCTGCGCTTAATTCTCCATTCGTAACTGACATCACCGCCGGGCTTGGCGGCCGTCAAATCGCCCATACGATATTTGCGGTTATTGGTGGCGTCAGTGTGCCGATAAAATGCGTCGATATAGCTCTGATCGTAGGGCGTATATTGCCAATTCCAATTCCAGTCGTCGCTTGTGCTGTAAAACAGGATGACATCGCGGACATTTCCATAAATCCGCCGACCTTGTTTCGCGTCATTATGGCTGGACGTGCGACGCCAATTAATCTCGCTGCGGTAGTTCACCGGGCCAAAAACCGCATCGAGAATTATTTTCAGGTAATGGCTCGCTGTAGGATCACAGTGCAAATACAAACTGCCAGTCGGCTTCAAAACGCGGTGTATTTCAATCAACCGCGCCGCCATCATCACGATATAGGCCATCATATCGCTGCGCTGTAGCGCGTGCGTCATGGCATTGATGATAGAGGCTACTTGTCCGCCGCGTGTGAGGACGAGTTCAAAGCAAAACTCAGCTTCCTCTCCCCACGTCCATGTATCCCGAAAGACGGCCCGTTGGGCGGTCTCCCGCTGATTATCTGGAGTCTCATAAAGAAGGTTGTATTGTGCCTTCGAGTTGAAGGGCGGATCAAGATAAACGAGATCGACAGAATTAGCCTCGACGTGCTCTTGGAGCACGGCAAGATTGTCGCCGAAGTAGAGCTTACTCACGCCACAACCCCCCGGGTGGCGGAACCCTCGCATGTCTTCGTAAAGATGAGACGAAAAGTTCCGGCTTAGAATATATCGCCGCATCCAACCCCAATCCGGCTCGCCAGCGGCATTTACTGGCAACCGAACTTTCGATTCGTTCATTCTCTCCAAATTCCATTTCCGGCCATAATTGAACCGATATTTTTCGCGGCGGATTATTGTGCAAATGAAAATAGCGATCACGGCATCAAGCGCGAATTGTGGATAAAAGACATTCACATCGTCGGACGCCAGAAACGGCTCGGGTTGATAAAATGCTTCGGCAACTGATCCGTTGTAGCTGACCGTGATGACATTCGCTGGGTGCATGGGCGGCGCGCTGACCCGTTGACGCACCCCATTGTTTGAATCCGTGGCAGAGATGAAAGGCGTATAGCCGGGCTTCATCTCCGCTTTCGTAAGGCGCTTTCCCTTACGAATGTCGAATAGCTGCGATAGCGCAAACCATTTCCAAGACTTCGGATTGAGAGTGATGGGAGCGCTTGTTTGCGGCTTCGCATACTCTTCCTCCAATTGACTGACATCACAATCCTTCAGCCATCCTGGAAATTCTGATCGGTCTGGAATCGGCAACGTGCGCAGCGTTCTATTGGCTTCCCGGCCAAAGGCACTGTAACGAAAACGATTGTGTCTTATGCAAAGGCAGACATAGAGTTTTTCCGCAAAAGACATCTCTTCCTTTGCGCGGAGGAAGGCTACATTCTGTCCAGTGTAGAATTTTTCCAATTGGACGAATGAAGACAACAGTTTTGATCCGCCGAGTGAAACCGTGATGTTGCCAGCAGAATACGGAGCCGTGCCGTGGATTGGAGTAACGGTCGCGCTGACGCCGCAATTTTGCGATGATCTGTTTACGAAATTAATGCCGCCTGCTGACTTGCTCAGCAACTCCATTTTGTTCAAGTCGAATTTATTTCCGTATTCGACATGGAACAATTGATTAAGCGGGACTGTCTTCATCGCTCCGTTCGCCATTCAACTCATCATTCCGCTCATCACTTCCATGATCACTCTGAAGGATTCGGAAAGCGACATATTTCTTGATTTCTGTGTCAAAATCGTTTGGCGATAAAGTACCGTAGTCCGTCTCCATATATGCTTCCGCGCACCACTCGTCTTCGGCTGTCACGCGACGAACAACGGATTCTCCTGGTACTATCTCGCGATTGCGGAATGTCTCTACCCAACGGTCGCGAATCGCAGACCATTTGCCATGTAAATCAACGCGGCCGAGATGCTTCGTTTTAACGTAGCCATCATCTTTCCAATATCCAAACCATGTCTTCTTATTACTGGCTTCGTGCGGAACTTTGGCGGTAAATACCATCAGACAGGTGATGACACCAACTGGTGTGAACAATAGGTCTGGGAGCGACATGACGGCTTCGAGCGTATGCTTTTTAAGAAGCTCGCCGCGTGCTTTATGCGGTGAGATCGCACAATTCATCGGCACAACGGCAACGCCGATGCCACCCTTGCGCAGACAATCCAGCATGTGCCCCACGAAATAGAGTTCGTGTAGGTCTTCGTCGCCTTGCGAATACGGCGGATTGAGCAGCCCGACGTCACAGCGGTGTTTTTTGATCGTTTCCGTGACCGCCTCATCAAAGCAAGATGATTGGTGAAGGTTAGCCTTTCCATCGCCTCGCAGCATCATATTGCTAGCCGCCAATGCGAACATATTTGGCTGCTGCTCAACGCCAATCAGGGCTTCCTTTTTTATGCGGTTCTTGTCTTTTTCTGTCACTGCCGACTTGAACATCTGATGCATAGCAGAGATTAGGAATCCTCCGGTGCCAGCACAGATGTCGAGAGCCTTGCTATCCTTGTTGACATTGGCGAGCAGCGCACACAGTTCGGTGACGTGGCGCGGCGTGAGAACGATGCCGAGAGCTTTCTTATCGCCTCCCGCGTATTTCAGAAATTCGCCGTAGAATTGGCCAACAACATCAAAGTCGTGGTAGACGCTGATAAAAGGGTCCACCTTTCAATAAGATGGAGATTGTGGTTAAAGCGCGTTCTTAAGACGGAGACGACAGAGACCAGACCAATCCGAGGTTCGCGATCACATAGCCGCACAACATGGCGGCCTGCGGAAACTGCTTTGACGAAAGACAGATCGGAATCTGAGCGAGGTAAAGCGCGGTCACTAGCCAGAGCGGGATGGCGGTCATTCCTCAAATGACCTGTGCAGAGCCACCAGGGACTTGCCTTGACTGTCTAAAATCTCATCGAGCGGCCGCACGTCGAGCAACCGTTTTATTTTGATGGCCGTGTCCCTGTAAGGTTCAAGCACGTCGTTCGCGACGCGCAACAGGACGGCCGGCGCCGGTGCCCATTTGTAATCCGACTCATCAACGTCTTTTGCGCTTCCCTTGTACCAGCGCCCGATTGAATCACCCACCGCCCACGCAGGAACATCACCAAGAGCAAAAAGGTAAGCTTCTCCGTGAGCTTGGGCGCCGGCTTCCGACATTTTCGCGGACGCCAGCGCCATCATCATCTTCGTCACGAACACCAATTTTCCTGCGTCATCATCCTCTGCCGGCAGGATAATCCCATCAAGCAATTCTAAGCGCTGCTTGAGATACGTCCGCCCCTCCGCCGTTAATTCCGGCAGACCCCTCGTCAGGTAATACGACGTTTTCTCGTCGACCGTCACCGTTCCGAGCCAACCGAGCCGCGATGTTACCCATCCCGGCAAGGATAGCATCGCCTCGCGTCTGGCCTCCATTTCTGCGCGCGGTATCGAAAGCGCCGTTGACGCCTTGGCCGTTCCGATCCTTGGCATCGGTAGCTTGTCCATCGAAAAGTCCTCCGTTTACCTCGAGCTCATCGTCCCAACAGCCAGCGTTGAGCCAGGTCGCCGGGTGCTTCACAAAGCGTGTCTCCTTCGAGGCCGCCCATGTTGAAAACTTGTTTATTGCCAACAGCATGGAGGCCCACGGCACGGCGTTCGTTTTCTTCACCCGGCCTAATGCTCGCATAGCCGCTTGCTTGCCTACTCGTCTCGGATAGGCCTGCCAGAATTGGTTTTCAAAATCAGTCGGCCAATCGCTCACACTATCGCTCTCTTGAGCGATAGATTCTTTCTTTCTTCTTTGTGTGGGTGTGGGTGTGGGTGTGGGGGCATCGGTTTTTTGATGCTGCGTAGCATCGGTCGCATCGTTATATTTCAATGAGTTAGCGTGAAATGTCTCCCACCTTTTGCTCGCATCTCTCTTGCCTTTTACTCGTTTATCGCGGAGATATTGCCGCTCTTCACATAGGGTTTTCTGGTAGAGTCGGCCGTCCACCTCCGTCATGAATGATCGAATGAATGGCCAAAGCCGGAGCCATTTTTTGGGGTGGATTCTGAGCTTCTTCCGCAACCACTCAGGGTCGGTCGGCATCCCGCAGTCGGGCTGCAGCCACATTTGCAGGATCGTCAAAAAATATACGCCGTGTTCCTCAAGCGTTAGGTCCGGCAGTTCTGATAACCATCGTTGAACATGAATTGGGAGTTGGGGAAATTCGGCCATGTGCGAATCCTTTTTCTTCTACGCAGGCTACAGGACGCACGGCCACAAGGGACGAGATAGCGACGTTCTCCCCGAACTCCACAAGCGCTCAATTAGGTCAGCGCTACTTACCTATGTCTCTTAGTATCGGCATCACCGGCAGCGCCATCACGACTTTTGTGAAGTGTGCCATGATCGGCTCTTGAGCATCGGTATAAACTTGGCGAATGAGGGAGATCAACTGCGATTCAAACTGCGATGCCTCGTAGCGGTCTTGGGGCTTCCACTGATTGAGAAAACTCTCAATCTGATACTCGAACACCATCTTGCGGTGTGCGGCTTCGCGGGCCCCGATCGCTTCTGTTGCCGTTGGCATGCCGAATTCTCCAAGCGCTCAATTAGGACAGCGCTACTGTCCTAAATTCCGTGAATGACCTCGACGTTAGCGAACATGCCGCCGTCGCCGCTGATGCGGCGCTCGGCCATGTCGGCATAGGCGGGATTGAGTTCAATCAGGACGGCATTGCGTTTGAGACGATCAGCAACAAGGCCCGTCGTCCCAGCCCCGCCAAAAGGGTCGATGACGGTGCCGCCCTCCGGGCAACCGGCCAGAACACAAGGCTCGATCAGCGAGGGCGGCAACGTGGCGAAATGGGCCTCGGGGAATGGGTCGGTAGAGACTTCCCAAACCGAACGCTTGTTTCTCAAGAGCGGCGCTGTTGTCGGATCGTCCCGCCAGCCTGCACCACGCCCCATGCGAGCGCCAGCGGACGCCCTCACTTCGATCGGCGTCTCATCGCCTTTGCAGCCGAGCGCCCGAGGTTTGCCTTCGCCCTGCTTGCCGCGCGGATCGAGCATATTTGCACCGGGCGATCCGTATGGTCGGCGAATGTCGGCCGTTACCGAATTTTCTTTAATTGCGTCGGCGTCATAGACGTACCGTTCGGACTTGGCGAACAGGAACAGATATTCGTGAACCTTGGTCGGTCGGTCGGTAACGCTTTCGGGCATCGGATTCGGCTTCGACCAGATAATATCGGAGCGCAAATACCAGCCATCCGCTTGAAGCGCGAAGGCAACCCGCCACGGAATGCCTACCAAATCTTTAGGCTTCAATCCTACGGGCTGCGGAGCGCGTTTGGCGGACCTAATCGCCGGATGGGTTGCCCGCTTGCTGTCCGGCGAATAGGTGCCGAAGGTGCCTCTGCCGCCGCTTGTGTAGCTATCCCCGAGATTGAGCCAAAGAGTGCCGTCCGCCCGCAGGACACGGGCCACTTCGCGGAAGATCAGCACGGCATGGGCGACGTAAAGATCGGGCGACGGTTCAAGGCCGAACGAGCCGCGCCACGCTTGGCATCGTTGGCATGTCGCGGCTGTGCGCCAGCGCGCCAATTTGAGCCGCGCGGCGTTCTCTGGCCCGGCACCGGAGAACGCTTCCGCCCCGCTCTTTCCGGCACTCTGTTCGGTGTACCAAGTTTCCTCGTTCCAATCGTGCTCGCAATCCGGGTCGCCGCCCCACACGGACGGCGGGATGCCGTAGTCGCGAAGGCCCCAATAGGGCGGGGACGTGATGCAGGTCTGAGCCGACTCGGCGTCAAGCGAGCGCAGCACGTCGCGGCAGTCACCTTTAAGGATTTGAACGGTCATTAGGACAGCACCACTTACCTTTATGCAAACAGGTCGCCGTCGGCCATCTTCGCTCGAGCTCGCGCCTTGATGCCGGCCGCCCTGGTCGGCGCGTCGTAAGAGTTGTGACATTTTTGACAGAGCGCCGCGAGGTTCTCCGGCCGGCAGTCTTCCGGCGTGTGGTTGAGGTGCGCCGTGGTAAGAACGATGCTTATCCGCTTGACACCCAAGGAAGTTCCGTGACCCCACATCTAGTGTTTCCTCCGGAGTTTGAGAAAAACTAGAAAATAGGAATGATTTTTGCGGGCGTGCTCCTGATGCAGGATGCGGCTGACGGCGGGTCTGTTCCTTCGCACGACGACGAACAAATCCTTTGCGTAGAAGCCGAGGCCGGCTAGCTCGTTGATGATTTCGACATGGGTGAGGTTCTGCTTGTTCGCGCTCACCTCGTCTTGGCATTTGACGATCAGATACGCCGCCATCGCGCAGCACGCGATGCGCCTCTCGCGCCGCCCGGAAGTATAGATCGAGTCACGGCGGCATGATATTTCGGGCCGTCACCCTCGGTCGTCTTGCCGTCTGAGTAGTGGTCGCGGAACGCTGAATAGTTGCCAGCCCCGGCAAGCTGACTGCAAGAGCGGCGAAAAAGCCCTTCCATGTACGGCGGGTCGAGCACGACGCAATCGTGGGAAGCGTCTTCATAAGGGCAGATTCCGGCAATCAACGCCGGTCTGAATGTCGCTGGCTTGTGGAGGACATAGCGGTCCTTCGGTACACGCCTTTCCAGAAAACGCCCTTACCCCAAGTCACGTCAGCGACTAGTGGAACCGGGGGCAACGTGGAGGTCGAGGATTTGATGGAATACCTCGGCGTTCCCAGCGACGTGCGCGCTGAGAATAATATCGCTCGTCGATATGCCGTCTGGCGATTTGCGCGTCGTCAACATTTAGTGGGTCGCCTCAGTCTTGGGTGTCAACCGGATAAGCATGGTAAGAACGATGGTCACCATCTTGCCAGCAGGGTTCTCCCGCCGGCTCCCGTTCGGCACGCCGCAATGCTCGCAGAGATTATCGGCGCGCTCGCGAACGCGCTTCGAGATCGCGGACCAGTCCTTCGGGTAAGTACTCTGCGTTGATACCACTGCTT